TTAGTCGGCGTTCCCCCAAGCCCCGTTCCACCCGCGCTAATCGCAAGCGTTCCGCCAAGAGTTAACGTACCGGCTGCGGTAATAGGGCCGCCCGAAACCGTCAAGCCAGTCGTTCCACCTGACCCCGCAACACTCGTGACCGTACCGATACCGGAAATCGTCGTCCAAGTCGGGGGACCGCCGCCCGTGGAAGTCAGTACCTGCCCATTGCCGCCAGCCGTGCTCAAATCAAAGTTGGTGCCGTTGGAATAAATAATTGCACCAGCAACCGGCGACAGATTCGCACCAGTACCACCACGGCCCATCGGCAACACGCCACTCGTTTGAGTGCTATTGCTTAAATTAAGCGCCGGGTGAACGTGATCTATCCGAGCCGGAGTCGCTGCCGAGCCCGCAGACGCAGTGCCCAAAGAAGAGGGCGTCGTAGCCGCGTAATCAATCGACAACGTGCGGTTCTGCGACAGCGTGCCGCCACCCACAAGGCCCGTTCCCGCTACGACCTGAATGGTGTCGGATACGTATCCACTCACGACTACCGGCGTCGTGCTAACACTCGTGACGCGACCCTTGGAGTTAACTGTAACTACAGGAATGTCGCTGCCGGTGCCATAAGACCCCGCAGCCACGCCCGTTGTATCAAGTTGATCGTTACCGATCCCGCCGTTGGCGACCGCAATCGTGATGTTTTGCGAAAGCGTTCCGCCGCCCGTCAACCCCGTGCCCGCAATAATTTGACGCGAAGCCGGGACCTCGACGTTGCCCTGAATCTGGCTGAACTGGACCTTATAAGTCGTGCCCGAAATAACAATCGGGAAATAGCCAGCCGGGTCCGCAACCGGAGCTTCGGGGAGCTGCGTAATGCGTGTAGGAATTAAGTTTGTGGGGACGTTCGACATGTTTTCTACGGCTCCACGTAATCGTCAAAGTTTTCAGTAGTGACGAACGAATTGCCGTCCTCACTAATCAAGCCCGCCGGGTCAGTCGCTACCGACACATCGGGACGTACAAACGGCAACGTAATCCGCTCCGTCTGACGCGCAGGCAACCGATACGGGTCAAGTTCATCTACGTCTTCTTTGCATACACGAAGACCGGGGGAGTTGGGATCTGACATCAACGCGCCAATCGGAAACTTCCGACTGCAACGGTCGCAGATACCAATGCCCGCCCAAGCCAGTCCGCGTGTATCTAAAAAAAGACCCACGATTACCTCGTATACATCGAAATGAGCGGAGCCCAGTAAATCGGGCTGTTGTCCCGCTCTTCGTTCTCAGCCTGTGCCAGCGCCTTCTCGGCTTTGGCTTCCAAAATTGGCATCAAGTTGGCATCCACCTCCGGAGTTTCCTCTGCAAGCTTGCTGGCCAACAAAGCCACAATTGCATCAAACCAACGCTGCGGAACGTCTAGTTCCTGAACCATCGTGCCGACATCCTGAATGTACCGATGCCGCCACAACACAATCTGCTGAAACTCCGCAGCCGCATTCGGTACGGGCCACAGGTGCATGATGGGCTGGTCGCGCTGACGGTCAAACCAGAATTGCAAAGGACGACCAAGGAAGAACTTGTTGGGCAGCGCCGTATAGTCATCACGATTCAATCGCGCTATAGGGATTTCTGTAGGCGTGTTCCCAAAATAGACATCCGTGGTCGATAGGGTCCCGCTCGTTGCACGAACGCGGAAATAGTTGTTGGTCGTCGTGGCGTTGAAGTCTACCCAGAGCCACTGACCCGCAGTTTGCGTCGGAGCCGTGGTGTCTTCTTCCGTCGTAATGGTCGTCCAAGTGACGCCATCCGTAGACTGCTCCACCACAAACGGCACTGCCGCTGCGCTCCAAAGAATGCCTACGGTCGTGACCGTAGCACCGCCCGATACCGCCATCGTGATCGTGGTCGAGCTGGTCGTCTCCGTGCCCGTCACTTCGGTCAACGTGCGCAGGTTGGTGTTGAGCACATCCACCGTCCCGAGAGGCAGCGTCACCGCGCCATACCCCTCGTAAAGCGGCATGATCAATTTCTCAATACACCAGAGCTGAACGCCACGGTTCGCAAGGTCAGACAGGATCAGGTAAAGCTGGTCATTGGCAACATTGATCATCTCAGAGGTGATCTGCTGCGCACCCAAACGACAGCGCCTGAAGGCATGGTCAATGACCTGCCTCGTCGTAAATTGCGTTGTCGAAACTGTACCGGAAGTTGCCATCAGGGTCCCTCTTGCGCCTTGGTCTACTGCACCGAGCAGACCCTAATGACCGACAGGGTTAGTTTAACATCAGCCCTTGCCGTACATGGGCTTGCGATTGTGAGTCGGCATCTTTCGATCCTTAATCACGCCGCGACCCTTGAGAACGTCAGCACGAGTGACTTTGCCGTCGCCGGTCAAGTCAGGGAATTTCTTGCCCTTCATCATTCCGCCATGCTTCTTGCGGTCCGGCATATCCAAGCTCAGGCCCGGAGCATACTTCTCAGCGTGACGCGCTTTATCCAATGCACGACGCTCCATAGCACGCTCACGCGCCATTCGACGACCCTTAGCCGGGGTGTAGCGAGTCTTCGGCCCCTTTGACTGATACGCCATGGATTCATCGTTAAAGATGCCACCATCACCCTTCTTCGGGATCTTGGCACCAGCCTTGCGAGCCTCAGACAGCGCAATCGCCACCGCCTGCTCGCGGTTCTTTACAAGCGGACCCTTCTTGGAGCCCGAGTGCAGCTTGCCTTCCTTGTACTCGCGCATGACCTTCTGAACCTTACCGCCCTTGGCAAAACCGCTCGGAGCAGGGGGGGCCACCATATAAGGAACCACTTCCGCATTGCTCGGAGGCGGAATCTTAAATCCAATATTCTTCATTGGAGCCGGAGAAGCCGGCATAATAAATTCGCGGCCTTCATCAATACCGCCGCCCGGAAACTCAGGCGGAAGAAACGGCAGAGTCCGGAGATCCGTTGGTTCTTCCATCGGCGGGCGCAAATATGTCGGAGCCTTGTCTTCAAACAAAGCCTGACGCGCTGCATTCACGCGGTCTTCCACTCGCTGCTGACGCGCCATTTGACCGGGACGAACACCGCGATCAAGACGAGTCTCAACATCACGAGCGTACACCGGCTCCTGAGAGCGCGGATCTTTTGCGCGAAGGCTAGAAGACAACGCACCAAGCGGCGTGCGCTTGCCGGTTTCTTCAGGCAAATAGTTATACGTGCCGTCAGACCAGCGATAGGTAAGCGGCTCGGAGCGGCGCATAAGGTCCGGGGCCGGAAGAGCATCATATTCCTCAACCACCGTCGGTCCAACCGGGGCCAAATCGTAAACCTCACCACCATCCGCGTAGCCCTCATACGCGCCTTTGAACGGCTTCGACCGCGCCAAATCCATCGTGCGACCCGGAGGCTTCTTGGCAGGCAAACGATCCATGTCGTAGCCCGGAACGCGGCCACCTTCGTTGTAACCCTGACGCTTGCCCTTAGCAGGCTCCGACTTCATCTTCGGAGCGCCCCTTGCCGGAGCATTTGGCTTCGCACGAGCAGGCACATCCTTGGCTGACGCCTTGGCTTTTGCGGGCACTTTGGTCACATGACCGCCCTTAGCAAAACGCTGAACATCGCCGTGGAACCCGCCAGAAGACGGGAACGAAAAGTCTTTGACGTATTTAACGGCCATTGAATTTTCCTCTCAAATTAAACCAGAAGCTGTTCAGCTTCGCCTTGAGTGCAATCATCTTGATCCACAGCCGGTCTTGCCAGCTAATGGCTTTTTCTATCGGTTTACGAGCAGCGGATTTCTTTTTCATGTCAGCAATCCCACTTGCGAAGAGCTTTGTTGATACGACTATCGGGATCGCGAGCCGTCTCTGCACTCGTAAGACGCTTCTTCATCCCAGACATCCGCGCACAAAATGACTTGCGCCGTGCCGCTGCCTTCGGGCTACGCTTGGCTTCTTTAGACGACACCGGACGCTTGATGTTCTGCCCCTGTGCGCGAAGCGAAGCGCGGCCCTTTTCATTGAGTCCGCCAGAGGGGTCCTTGCCTTCAGCGCGAGTCCAAGCCCCGCCGCCTTTGGCGTACTGCTGCCATTCTGACCAGTCACCGCGCACTTTCATCAGGCAATTCTCTGCATGTTAAAAATGACAGAGGGAACTTCAGGTATTACGCCAGAAGCCGTCGTGTAATCAAGCGAGACAGCCGTGTTATTTGCTGACCAGACCAACTGTATGTAGCTGCTTACGGTCAGTGACTCAAAAATCGTCACTTGAGCCAATGTTTTTCCGCCATCTGCTACCTTAGGAACAGAAATGATCGAAGCCGAGTTGGGGATGTTAGTTCCGTCTTTTCTAAACCAAAACGTAGAGGTGTGATTGCTGCTGTCAGAATTTGCGAATTGAATACTAGCGTTAACCGAATAGATACCAGACGCAGCTACCGTAACATTAGTGCTAGATGCAATCGTAATCCCCGTGTTAAACGAGGCTGCGTTGTTCATCTGCACGACATACGCTACGTTGGCAGAAACCGCCGTTTGATCTGTATGAGATTCAAACTGACCAATTGCACGGTTCGTGATCGTATTAAACGGAATAGCGCCCGCAGTCACGTTCAACGAGTTAAAGCTACCCGTTGCATTGCTAATCGTGACAGAACTAATTGTTCCACCAGAGATCGTTACCGACCCGTTGGTAAACGTCTTAATCTGCGCAGCAGAAATTTTGACCGACGTTGAGCTTTGAACAGATTCAAAAAGCTCCGTCCCGCCAAGCGCCGTACCCGCAGAAAGATCAGTGATCTTGACGTTAGCCATGACTTACTGCGTGGACTGCTGGACGCAAGTGAAGCGCACCGAACCGCTGCCCGAGTTAATCTTGAGTCGGATTGCGCGCATCAAAGTCGTCGTGAACTGCGTCTCATCGCCCGTCGCTCCGGTCAAGCTCGCATTCGGATGCGGCACCGCAAGCTGCTGAATCGAACGATCAAACGGATCTTCGTTCGTGTACTCCACCGAGTAATTGACCGTGCCGCTAACTTTGTTCGAAATATTGGTGACCTGATTCGGGGTGTAGATGTCTAGCGGAATCCAATCGGTGTAACCCGGTATCGCATTGCCCACGCTGATCGTGGCGCTCGTTGGAGCCGAAGCTGTAATCTGCGTCACCGTCGCAAACGAGAGCGAACCCGTCACCGTGCCCGATGCGGTAAATGCAATCGTTTCGGTTTGAGTGCCGCCGCCCGGACGAGTACCCGTGACTGCGAACGATACCGTGGCTGACTTTTCATTGAAGATCGTCAGATACGCCGGAACCGTCAGCGTGGCTACGCCACCCGATGCCAAATCACCATTAAGCGTGATGGCACCAGAAGCGTTGAGCAGTTGCTCCGCCGCTACACTGTTTGCATCTGCCGCCGGTTGTGATCTTGTAAAACTAATAGGACGCATGGTTGCTTTCCCTCACAATCACAAGAAAAGAGGGGCCGAAGCCCCCCTCGTCATTACGGAGTCAGGCTGTCGTAGAGCTGGATGTAGCGCGTGGTGCTTCCGATAAGAACCGGAATGCGACCAAGCTGCGAACCGCCAACCACGCCCGACACAGAGCCGTTGGTCAGCTTGGTGCTGCCAATCGTCAGCGTCGTCGCGACAAGATTCGTGATCGTGGCCGAAGCCACCGAAAGAACAGTGCCCGAAAACCCGTTGAGGGAGTTAACCGGGCCCGTGAAGGTTGTATTAGCCATTGCAAATTACCTCATGCACGAGTCGCCCATCCGTCTGTGCATCGTCCGCTAGGCCGGTCAGATGGGCTAAATACACCTAGTCCTATTATGGAGTTTAGGACTTTCTACAAAGCAGTCAAGCAAAAAGAAAGGGGGCCGAAGCCCCCTCTCTCTAGTCACTTGGACTAAGCGGCATCAGACGCCCGGAGTACCGTAAACAGTACGCGGGTCCGTCCAGCCCACCGCATAACGCTCGGTGCTCTTGAAGCGCGTGGAGTCGGTCTCGAAGTCACCTTCCATGCTCTTCTCAAGGCCACGACGCATCATCAGCTTGAGACCTTCCGGCGCGTCGGTCTTGATCCACCAAGCGGTGGTCGAGGTCAAACGCGACAGGTTAGCCTGACCGCCAGCGAGGAGGCCCATCGACTTCACCGGGTTGATGTCGTTGTCAGCCGTGCCGGTACGGAGGACGCTCTTGAGGAGCACTTCCGCTTGGAACACGTTCGACGGCGACACGACGAGCTTCTCCGGGTTCAAACGGATGCGCTTGCCGTTGTTGTCAACAGCGTTGCGGATCTGAATGAGGAGCTGCTCCAGCGAGGTCTGCGA